TCATCTGCTGTCGGTATTCAATTTTTAGGTGGTTGGTTTATTAAAATTGATCATCCTATTATTACAGGTGTTACGGGCCAAACAGGTATTAATATTGTTTCATCAAATACAGGCGCATTAGGTTGGGGTTCATACATGATTGAGATATTTCAATCATATTTGAATGGTATGACTTACGGCATTAAAACAAGTAAACAAACAAGCGATACTGTATCTAACACGCACATTAGCGTATACGACGGATGGGGGAATACCACAATATATCCATTGTATTTCCGTAATGTTAATACATTTAATATTTATGGATTTACGCCAGAAGGCTGTACAGACGGCATAAACTTGGCTAATTGTTCTAGTGGATTAGTTCATTTAGGTGAAGCAGATTACTCAGGATATGCGGTAAACTTCCCTGATAACACATGTAGCGGAATTTCAGTATTTCTACCAAGTTTAGCTGGTACAGGAACGGCTGTTAATACAACTAACTATACGCCAAACCTATATTTATCAAACAGCATTAGACTTAATGGTAATCCATCAGGTTCAGTTAATAACTATTACTATACTATGTCATCTGTATATAGTTATGGTCAATCAATGTTAGAGACTGTAAACGGTGGCGGTTTTGATAGAAACTTAAGAACATACGATGATGTAAAACTTCAACGCTTATATAATGTAACTAGCATTAGTAGTGGTGGTGTTGTAGGAACTAACTTAAGAGGAACTGCTACGTTTGCTGCGGCTACAACTAAAGCCGTTGCATTTGGTACTGCTGAACCTGACGCTTCCTACTATGTAGCATTAAGCGGTAACGCAGCAGGATATTGTTGGGTGACAAGCAAAGCAACTACTGGATTTACTATTAACTGTTCTGCATCAAATAGTAATACGGTTGACTGGATATTAATTAGATAATGACACAGCAATTAGCTACATCGATGCAGGAAAAAGTGAAAGCTTTGCAAAATGAATTGTCTAAGCTACCACAGTATGAACCTTTGACTAAGCACACGTTTCATGGCGGAATGTACTGCCGTGAAGTGTGGAGACCTGCTGGCGTATTAGTAATAGGCAAGGTTCATAAGAAAGAACATTTTTATATGATTGTATACGGCACCGTAGCGATTACAACGGATGATGGCGTAAAGAGTGTTACGGGTCCATGTCTATTAAGTAGTATGCCTGGAACTAAACGTGCCGTGTATGCTGAGACGGATACACTATGTATGACATTTCATCGTACTGATTCAACAACCGTTGAAGAAGCTGAAGCTGAAATGGTAGAAGAAGATGAAGCCGATATGTATAGTATTGGAAATAAAGTTAAAGGGGTATTAACATGACTTTTTGGGTAGCAGGTGCCGTAGTAGGAAGCTCAGTAATTGGCGGCGTATTATCATCAAATGCCGCAAGTGATGCGGCGCAAACGCAAGCAGATGCAGCCAATCGTGCCGCCGACTTACAATATAAACAGTTTCAAGAACAACAAGCTACGCAAAAGCCGTTCTTAGAAGCTGGGTATAAAGGTGAAAACAGACTGTTAGACTTGTTAGGGCTTAGCGATAATACAGGCGCACAAGGTTATGGTTCTGCGGCTAAAAACTTTAGCATGGCTGATTATCAAGCTGATCCAGGATATGCGTTTAGACTATCTGAAGGTCTTAATGCACTTGATCGTACTGCCGCCGCACGTGGCGGTATGTTGTCAGGCGCGGCATTAAAAGGCGCTACACGTTATGGTCAAGACATGGCCTCACAAGAATATCAAAACGCGTATAACCGTTATCAGACTAACCGTGCAAACATCTTAAATCCGTTACAAAGTCTTGCAGGTCAAGGTCAAACAACAGCCAATACGTTAGGTAACGCAAGTCAAAACTATGCAACTAACGCAGGTAACGCGTATATGAACGCAGGTAATGCTGCTGCGTCAGGTTATGTGGGTAGTGCTAATGCGTGGAATAACGCACTCGGTGGTGCGACTAACTATTTTACGCAACAACAAATGATGAACCGAATGTTCCCTAGTGCGGGTGCAGCGGCGGCTAATGTACCTGCAGTTTATAATGCAGCGCCAAATTATATTGCTTAAGGATTAAATCATGGCTATTGACGCAAGTATTGCTTTAGGGATTAAACCAGTTCAGTTAGAGTCTCCGCTCAATCAGATGTCTAACGTCTATGCTTTGCAAAACGCAGCGCAATCTAATCAGCTTAATCAGTTGAAGATGGAAGAGTATAAAAAAGGATTGGCTGAAGAAGATCAGTTTAAAAATGCTTTGCTTTCATCTAAAGATGACGCAGGCATTAAAAATGCTTTTTATAGCTTAGGCCAAAAAGGTGTTAAAGCGTATGCTGACTATCAAAAATCAAATGTTGAATCTAAAAAATTAGGGTATGAAACTGACAAATTAAAAAATGATTTATTAGACGCTAAACTAAAGCAGTCTAAAGAATTTTTAAGTACAGTTACAACGCCAGAACAATACTTAGCGTGGCATGAAGCTAATCATTCTGATCCAGTATTAGGTCCTGCATTAGCTGCTAGAGGTGTAACGCAAGATACTGCACGTGCAGAAATAGAAGCGGCAATGGCTAAACCAGGTGGGTTTCAAGAACTATTACAAAAGTCTGCACTTGGGTTAGCTAAGTTTACTGAACTTAATAAACCAACAGTTCATGTTCAAAACTTAGGCGGCACTTCTAATTTAGTTTCTACACCAGGTTTAGGTGGCGCTCCTACAACATTAAGTGCTACTAAGATGACTGCAACACCTGGTGAGATTATGTCTGCGTCTACACAACGTAGAGGTCAAGACCTTACTAACGCACGTGAATTGCAACGTATTGAAATTGAAAAAGGTAAGAACTCACCTGAGTACATTGCAATGGAAGCTAGAATGAAAGAGCAAGGTAAAGGTCAAGCCAAGTTTGAAGTGGCTGCACCACAAGCTATTGCAACTGCTGAACAAGCGCTTACAAAAATTGATCAGTTAGTTGGTAAACCTGCAATTAAAGATAAAGTTACGGGTAAAGTTATTGAAGAGGGTACGCCTGCGCACCCTGGCTTTAAAGCAGCCGTAGGCGCATCGTCTTTAATCCCTACAATGCCTGGTAGTAAAGCAGCAGACTTTGAAGCTCGCTTAGATGAAATTAAAGGCGGCGCGTTCTTGGAAGCATATAATACGCTTAGGGGCGGTGGCTCAATTACTGAAGTTGAAGGTCAAAAAGCAACACAAGCAATTACACGTATGTCTACAGCACAAAGTGAAAAAGAATTTATTAATGCTGCTAGAGATTTCCAAGATGTTATTCGCGCAGGTATTAAACGTTCTAAGGAAAAATTAGGTTCAAGTGGTTCAAATGTTGACGCATTATTAGAAAAGTATAAGGAGCGTTAATATGGCTACGCTTGATCAGTTAAATGCCGCATTAATAAAAGCTGATGCCGCAGGCAACGTTGAAGATGCAAAAGCATTTGCGTCTGAAATACGTCGCATGCGAGCAGAAACTACCATTAAGGCACCTGTCGTCAATGTAGGTGCGCAACCTGATGCAATACCTCAACGCGACATGATGCAAAAGTATGGCTATCCTGTACTAGAGACAGTATTGCCTGTAGCTGGCGGTCTTATTGGCGCTGTACCTGGCACCGTAGCAGGTCCAGCAGGTACGCTTATTGGCGGTGCAGCAGGATCAGGGTTAGGTTACGCTGCGGCAAAACAGTTAGAAAATATTTATGAAGAACAAACAGGTAAAGCTAAACCTCAATCTTTAGCAAATAAAGCTTCTCAAGCTGGTATGGATGTGCTTACAGGTGCTGCATTTGACGTAGGTGGTAGATTAGTGTTACCGCCATTAGCTAAAGCAGCAGGCTGGGTTTGGGATGCTGCGTCAGGTAAACTTATTCAAGTTAAAGCAGGTAAGATTGTTCGTGAACTTGCAGGTGACGCTGTAGAGGCGGTTCGTAATGCGGCGGCAAGTGCGCCAGCTAATCTAACTGCAGGTCAAGCAACTGCAAATGTACGTGCGCCCGCAATTCAAACATTACAATCGCGTATGAACGCAAGAAATATTAATGAATCTACTAGGTTAGCTGAACAAGAAAATGCAGGAAATCTAAATCAACTTCAAACTTTAGCTGGTGGTTCCACACAGACAGCGTCTAAAAATGCACAAGCAGAAGCTAAGAACGCGCTTAATGCTAAACTAATTCCTACGCTTACAACTGAACTTAACACCGCTAATATAGCAGGTCAAGAGCTACCAAGATTACAAGGTGAAGCCGATAGGTTTGGTCAAGCCGCAGCTAATAAAGTTCAAGATGTACGTAGATTTACAGCAGCAGGCGAACGTGCGGGTGAACGCGCCGCTAATACAGTAACAGTATTAGGCCAGCCTCGCGTACCAGGTAGATACACTTACATGGGTGAGTTAGAAAAACAAGCTGAAACTCAAGCAACTAAAGCGGCTGAAGGATCGTTAGCATTTGGTGAAGCATCGCGTTTTGCACAACAAGCCGCAGATAGTCTTGCTGCACACGGATTAAAACCACTTAAGTCAGACGCAATTATAGTTAATTTAGCTCGTAAAGCTAATGATCCAGCCTATGCAGGCAATGATTTAGTTGAAGGGGCCTTAAAAAACGTAGCGGATGATATTGCAAAATGGACTAAAAATGGCGGGGTGATTGACGCATGGGCTTTAGATAGCATCCGTAAAAATTCAGTTAATGCTGCTATTCAACGTTTACGTCCTGGCATGGATCAAACAGCGCAAAAGAACGCAGCGGCTGAAGTTATAAGTCAAATTAAACCTGTTCTTGTTGATGCTATTGAAAATGCTGGCGGTACAGGTTATGGTAAGTATTTGGAAGATTACGCTGTAGGTCGTCAAGCAATTGCACAAACTAAACTTGGTGCAAAAGCAATGAAGCTATATGAAGAGTCACCAGATAAATTTATTGCATTAGTAGAAGGCCAATCACCAGAAGCAGTAGAAAAAATATTTGGTAAAGGTAGCTACAACATTGCTAAAGAGATGAGCTATGATGCTTTTTTAAAACTTAAAGGCATCTCATCCACGCTTCAACGCAATCAATCAATGGCTGAACAAGCAAGTAAAGGTACTGAAAAGTATGGCGAAACGCTTAGAAATAGCCTAGGATTATTTAGAATACCTAATATTTTAAGTCCTAAAGTTGCTGTGACTAATGAAGCATTAAGTGTGCTAGAAGGTAAAATTAACACCAAAGTAATGAAAACATTGGAAGAAGGTATGCAATCAGGTAAGTCGTTAGCTAAACTAATTGACACTTTACCTGCAGAAGATAGAACCTTAGTCTTACGATTACTTAAATCTAAAACTGGTTCTCGTGCAGCGACCTTTGGTACTAACGCATTAGTTAGAGACCCTTCATTTGATACAGAAGCATACAATAACCAAAACGCATTAGCACAATAGGACTTTATCATGGACGATCAAACAACGCGACTGAATAGAATCGAAGAGAAGCTGGATAAGGTAGGCGAGGCAATCATCTCTTTAGCACGTATGGAAGAACGAATGGTAACGCTATTTGGGCGTATGGACTTATACGATAAACGTCAGACGACAATGGAAGAACGTGTCACTAAGATAGAAGTAACACATGCAGGTAGCGCATGGGTCGAGCGTATCGTATGGCTGATTGTCGGTGGCCTTGTCATGGGGACTATCTATTTTGGTAAATAGCCGTAGTCTGTCAGACCTACACCCTAAAGTCAAAACGCTATGTGAGCAATTCATATCTTCATGTGCAAAGCAAAACATAGATGTATTGATTACATCAACCTATCGTGACGCTGAAAGTCAAACAGCACTCTACAATCAAGGTCGCACAACACCTGGTAAGATAGTCACTAATGCTAAGGCAGGTCAGTCGTTCCATAACTGGCGCGTAGCGTTTGACTTCTGTCCGATTGTCAACGGTAAATGTCAATGGGATAACAAAGCACTATTTACTACTTGCGGAATCATTGCAGAAGAGCTAGGCTTGGAATGGGCGGGCAGATGGAGTGGTAGGATGAAAGAAACTGCACATTGTCAATTTAGTGGCGGATTAACTTTACAAGACTTCCAATCAGGTAAAACACTATGAAGCAATGGTATAAATCTAAAGTCCTATGGTTTAATTTTATTGTCGGCGTAGGAGCAGCAAGTGAAGCGTCTCTTAATATTGTGCAAGGCTATTTTGATCCTCGTGTATATTTCGCTATTGTTACCATTATCTCTGGTATTAATATGGCTTTACGTTTTATATCTACAACTAAGCTCACCAAATGAATCTTTGGATACTATATTGGAAACAGATTGCCGTGGCCTGCGCTATTGTAAGCGCTGGTTTACTGGGCTACTATCAAGGTTATGCAGGCGAAAAAGCTAAGTTTGATGCGTTTAAGCTAGAACTAAGCATCCGTACTGAAGCCTTGCAACAAAAGAATAATGCAATTGTCACCGAACAGAAACAAATTACTTCTAATGTAACGAAGGAATATGCAAATGCTATCAAGAAACTTAATGCTTACTACGCTGCTCACCCTAATATTAAATGGGTGCGCAACACAGATACCCGTGACGTGTCCGACATATCCGACACCACCGAAAGCATTGATGGAAAAACCGAAAGCGATGTACCTAGTACCGTCGACGCTAGTCCCTTAGATTGCGCGTCTGACGTCTTACAATTGCTACACTTACAAGAGTGGGTTAGAGACCAAGAAAATGTTAATCGATGAAGGCTTAAAGGTTTACGCAACAGAACGACAATCAGAATACATAGATGCAGTCAACGAATACGGTGGAATTAGGTCTGCCGCCAGATCATTAAACCTTAACCATAGCACAATTGTAGAAGCCCTTGCGCAACTACGTCGCCGTGCTGCCACAAGCGGATACGCACCTGAGCAAGACATGGTGCGACCTGTACCAGAGCCGTTCATTGTTAGAGGTGTGTCAACCTATTACAACGCTGAAGGTAAAGCGTCAGGTCAATGGGTCAAGTCTAAGATAGACGACAGCAAACTAGAGGAAACAATTAGACAGTTTGTATTAACTCTAGCTGAAGGCGTAAAAGGTCTAGCGCCCTTAATAGAAAAACCAAAACTAAACAGGTCAGATGTTATGACTGTTATCCCTATGGGTGATCCGCATTTCGGATTACATGCTTGGCATCAAGATGCGGGGGATGACTTTGATTTAGAGATTGCAGAGCGATTAACTTGTAATGCAATTGACAGACTGATTGCAAGCTCGCCTGATTCTGAAACGGCAATGTTGCTTAACTTAGGCGACATGTTTCATGCAGACAACCAAAAGAATGTAACTAACTCAGGCCATCAACTTGACGTTGACGGACGCTGGGCAAAGGTACAGCAGATTGGGCTTCGCGCCATGATTTACTGTTTACAACAGTTACTAAAAAAACACACTAAAGTAATATTTAGGATTAACAAAGGCAACCATGACGGTCATTCATCTTACGCGTTAGCGTTAATGATTTCATGTTACTTCCATAACGAGCCTAGAATTGAAGTAGACTTGTCACCTGCCGTATCTTGGTACTATCAGTTTGGTAAAGTTTTAATCGGGTCTACGCATGGCGACACAATCAAAGGTAGAGACATGTTGTCTATCATGGCTGCGGATAAGCCAGTCCAATGGGGCGAATCTAAATTTAGATATTGGTATGTTGGACATGTACACCATAAAGAAGTAAAAGAATATCATGGCGGTACAGTAGAATATTTTAGAACACTTGCAGCTAGAGATGCTTGGCATCAAGGACAAGGTTACCGTGCGGGTCGAGATATGTGTGCTATAATTTTACATAAAGAACATGGCGAAATTGAACGACATACTTGCGACATTGGACTGATTGATGAAAGCACTACAGACGCGTAAAGATGCAATAGCAAACAACAGTAAAACTTACGTTGGAAGCCCTTGCAGAAACTGCAATGAAACCTTGCGCTATACAAACGGAAATAGCTGTTTACATTGCATGCGTGTTCGGGTCAGGTCTAAAGCTAAAAAAGATTACGATAAAAAATATCATTTAGCTAACGCAGAAAAGAAAATGCGCGTTACTAAAGAATGGATAAAAGCTAACCCAGATAAAAGAGCTGCAATTACTTTTAATTATGACGCTAGACGTCGTACTAATAAAAAAGACGGGGTTAAACCTAAAGATTTATTAGCCTGGGTTAACGCACAGAAAAAGATTTGTTATTGGTGTGACTGTCAATGTGAAGATTCATTTCATATTGACCACTATGAAGCGTTATCAAAAGGCGGTAAGCATGCCCTTGATAATTTAGTCATAGCTTGTCCAGCATGTAACCTCAAAAAGAACGCAAAAGACCCTTATGAATTTGCGCGTAGTAAAGGTAAACTTTTTTAACTCTGATATGCTGAGGTAACTATGTCTGAACGCACACCTGAAGAAATTTGTGAGGACCTTCTAGGCCAAACAATTGAAGAAATCGAAGTTGATTATGATACTGAACTAATCACAATCACCACTAACATGGGCAGAATTGAATTTAGTGGTGACGGATTAGAGATGTATGTCGAAACTGACGAATATGACTCTTAAAACGATTTTTTATTAAAATCGGTAGATTTTTGGCCGCTGTAATCGACGTATAACGCGAGAAAAGAGTGGGGTTAAGGCTACCATAGCCCCACACATGCTAAACCCTGCCAAAAAAGCAGGGAAGTAGCAAATCGCGTATTCAGTCAAAGTTAATGCGTAATTCATCAATATCTACCTCTATTTCACGGTCATTTGGCATTTTTACCATAGCAGTAGTGGGAAAGTGACCTGACCTTAGCACTTCAACGACACATTCACCTTTATCCCACCAACACCATTTTTGTAGCTGCACTTTTTGATCTCTCATTTTTACCACCCCAACTGATTAAAGCCACTAGAAATACTCACCGTGGTATGTTTACGTGTTTTCTTTGGTGACGCAATCGGGTAGTCTAATAAACGATAAACACCTGGCGGATCTTCTTCGCGTTTTCTTTTTGTAGCAATTGATCCAGCAAATCGTTGTACTGTCTCTTTAGCTAACTGTTCTACAGTCTTAATTTTGAACGGCATATCAGGGTTAGCATAATACTGTGACACCATGATAGCTTTAAGTCTATGTTCTAGGACTTTATCTTTATGTAGCTTGACGTAGCCTTTATCAATCAAGCGATGTAGATGGTTGCTCAACTGATCTTTACCTAAGTTAAACGCATCCATCAGCATACGACGTGTCTGAGGCTTTTCTGCCATAAGATTATACATTGATTCTTTTAACCGTTCATACTTTAACTGTTGTTCATAGCTCATTTTATATCCTTATATCTAGTCGCTAAGATTAGTTGACAATAATGTATGGCCTTACGTATATCTTCAGCGCCATTCTTAGCAATATGACGTGTAATGTACTTGATTACGTTGCCCTCTAAAAAACCTAGTCGGTTAGCCGTGATGTATTCTACTGGCTGAATAATCATGTCTTTGTAGTGTGATCCGCCCTCTTGTTTATTTAGCGGACTAACTTTTAAACTACACCACGGACACACCTCGTCCTCATACTTTTCTGCCCCGCATGAGTCACATAGCACAAACTCTCTATCTGCGCCGCTACCCATTTTTTGCCTCTTCCTGTACTTGTGCGCCTATCTTCTCTAGCACACCGTCACTTAGTAGCGTAGTGATGTCAATCGCAGAATCAGCTAACTCAATAGCGATAATGTCAACGTAGGTCGCTGCAGGACTGTCGCCAGTTCCTAGCGGATCGCGTTCAACTTCTACATCTGCATAGACATCTAACTCGATGCCATAAACTTTTACCGTGTATAAACCCATGATGTTAATTTTCTCCATAATTTAGTTAAATAACTTGGCTCGTCATCAAACGGAATCCAAGGCGTAGGGTCTATATGACCGAACTTAAAGTTTTGCTCACTCCAAATCTCACGATTGTTCATGGGCGTACTGCTCCTTTCAATATCTCTACACGCTCACGTGCAGCGCGTAAGATAGTGTAGCGTTGATGTAAACGTTGTAGCATAGAGATACGCTTCTCGCCTTCACGCTCGTTTTCTAACAAAGCTAACACTTCATCCTCGCTTAACGTAGTAAGCTGCGCATTAAGTGATCGCCAATTCAATCTAGTCATTAGTAAACCTTTCCAGAAAACACATGTATGGTACCGCCAACATCTTTTACTTCTACTGTACAGCCGTATCGGTCTTTGTTAATCAATACGACTGTATATGCGCCCACTATAAAGCTTAAAAATAGGCATGTCAAGAATATCTTTACATCATTCATTATGCGTCCTTACTATTGTCTGGATATTCGTCTAAATCGTTGTATAACTTAATCTCATAGTTATCCACAATAATGTCGTCATCAAAGTTAATATCCCTTGCTGTGCAGAGCTTACATTCTTGCGCTGGTTGTTCATCAGGCACATATTCAATACCTAAATCATCACCACATCTTTTACATATCAACACATAATCTTGCGCTGGTTGTTCTAGTGCTTCTTTGCAAGCTTCAAGTGCTTTAATCGCTAGTTTTAATGCTTCGTCTTTAGTCATGTTAATTCTTCCATAGCAATATCAGAAATAGCCCGTTTGTCATGCAGGGCTGCCCATATACGTTCGTCAACAGTTTTATTTGTCAACATCACGTAACACCATACATCATGCTTTTGTCCGCTACGGTGTAAACGGCCTATCGTCTGCTCATAAAGCTCAAGGCTCCAGGGCAACGATAGGAATACAATCTTACTGCCACCATGCTGTAAGTTAAGGCCGTGACCTGCAGACTTAGGATGCACTAGCAATAGTTCTACTTTGCCATCGTTCCAACGGGAGATGGCGTTGTCATCATCTAGCGTTACAGCCTTCGGATAACGTCGTTTAAGTTCTGCTAACTCCTCTTTAAATGCGTATGCAATGATGGTGTTAGCGTGTTGATTCTCTTCTAACAGTTCGTCAAGCCGATCAAACTTATGCTTACTAAACCATGTCGGTACGGTATCCGCGTCATAAATAAAACCTGACGCCATCTGCTGTAGCTTAGATGTAACCACGGCAGCGTTAACTGCAGCGATCTGTGTGTTACCGAACTGAACAACAAAGTCTTTCTTCATCTTCTCATACGGCAGTCTGTCGTCCATGTCACAACGTAACTCTACTGTGTGCAGTAGTGGCAGTTTGTCTTTATACTCGCCAGCATCTAGCACAAAGGTGGCAGGCTTAATAATCTCCATGACCTGCTCAAGTGCGTTAGGTCTTGGCACCCAGTCACCATATTCTTTATTGATTAAGATAAAGTGCTGTTGCATAAACGCACCCTTGCTACGCCCTAATATAGATTGATCCACAATCTTACATTGACCGAACACGTCCTCTAGGCCGTTGCTAGTAAAGCTACCTGTCAAGCCCCAGCGTATGTTGATCTTGTCTAATAGTTTTGACAGCGCCTTAAAACGTGCGCCTGACGGATTCTTTAACCTAGTTAACTCATCGAACACAATGCCGTCAATGCCGTTCAAATTATGTATAGACTGCAAATTATCATAGTTCAGCACCACAATATCTGCGTCAGACGCAAATGCTGCGTCACGATGCTTAGGCGTACCGACAGCCACAACGAGCTTAAGCTTAGGCGCCCACTTCGGTTGCTCGACAGGCCACACGTCAATACAGACACGCTTAGGGGCTAACACTAAGAAGCGTGTCACTACCTCAGCCTCGATAGCGTCTTGCATGGCGGTGAGCGTGATAGCGGTCTTGCCTGCACCAACTGGCGCTAAGATCATGGCACGATCATGCTCGTACAGGAAGTCAGCCGCCGTGTCTTGATAGGGTCGTAGCTTTAGCCCACTCATCTATATCATCCTTATTCCATAAACATGCGTAATGTTGATTGAGCCTCTGCATGTCAGACGCAAATAGTTTTTGCAGCTCTGACAGCTTTCCGCCCTCTGTTTTTATTTCCACAAACCATGTTTGACCGTTAGGCAGACAGGCTACACGATCAGCCACACCCCGATGCGCTGGCGATGTGAACTTGTAGCTCTTGCCACCTAACTGCTCGACTACTTTTTTAAAGTATGCTTCAACTTGTTTTTCTAACATAAGCACACATTACTTACCCTTTTTCTATGTGTCAAGCAATTTATTATTAAATTAAATGTTGACATACTAATTTTATGTATGCTAATCTGCAAACTCAATAGGTAAATTAAAGGAAACTAAATGCAACATTCTTCAGTCGTAGGCGGTTCAACCGCTAAACGTGTTATTGCCTGCCCTGGCTCAGTCGCACTCTGCGACAAGATGCCACCACGTCCTTCTAATAAGTATGCTGATGAAGGCACCCTACTACACAATGTGATTGCAGAGATACTTGACAAAGGCCACACGCCTGAGCATTACCTTGGCACCGTGTACGAAGATCAAGTATTAACGCAAGAACTGATTGACAACAAAATCAAACCTGCGCTTGATGCGTTAGATGCGATTGACCCTGACAAACAGATGGAGTATGCAGTCGAGACACGCGTAGGCTTTGGCGACTTTTTGCCAAACGTATTTGGCTCTACCGACTTCTTAGGTCGTATCGGTGACACAGCGTATGTATTAGACTGGAAGTTCGGTGACGGTGTAGCCGTGGAAGTAGAAGAGAACCCACAACTTATGTTTTACGCTGCGGCTGCCATGCGCACTAAAGAAGTGTCATGGGTGTTTGATGGCGTGACCTCTATTGAAATGATTATTGTGCAACCGCCAGCCGTTAAACGCTGGACTACAAACCCTAACCGTATCAAACTGTTTGAGCAGTCATTAGCCCTTGCAGTTCGTCAGTCACAAGCACCTGACGCTAGACTTAATGCAGGCGATCATTGTCGTTGGTGTGCAGGCAAGCCTATCTGTCCTCAGATGACTGGCGCTGTTGACCGTGTGTTGCACACCAAACTTGATGCGTTGCCTGTTGAACAAATAGGTGTATACTTGCAAAACGCCGACGTAATTGAACAATGGATCACAGACTTACGTGCGTTAGCTTTCCAAATACTAGAGGCAGGTAAACCTGTCCCAGGCTATAAGCTAGTTGCCAAACGTGCGACTAGACAATGGGTCAACGAAGAGGATGCGAAGTCTGCACTTCTTAAAGACCTACCAGAATCTGACATAATAGAGACGACGTTAATCTCACCAGCTAAAGCTGAGAAGGTGCTTAAAAAACACGGTCTTACTTTACCTGAAGGGACAGTCGTCGCTATTAGTTCAGGTAGTACGCTGGCAAACGAGGATGACCCTCGCCCAGCATTGTTGCAAATCGGACAGCAATTGACCGCTGCCCTTAATAAAATCATCTAAAGGAAATTAAAATGTCTAATATCGTAACTTTTTCACAAGCAAATCTACCAGCAGTATCTTCTTTAAGCACAGCCTTACGTTCACTTGAGAACGATGTATCGCCAGCAGGCGTTGCTATTCTTAAGATGGACAAGACGGGTCATTGGGTGTTTGGTGCAGATCAAACAGAAGTCGAAGATGACGCTACATGGGCTGTCAATCCGTTCTCATTCATTCATGGCTTTATTGCATGGGGTGATGGCGACGTATTAGGTGAGAAGATGGTGTCAGTATCACAGCCGTTGCCTGAGCTTGATGGTGCGCCACCTGCAGCTAAACGCGGATGGGAGACGCAAGTAGGTCTGTCATTGAAGTGCATCTCTGGCGAAGATAAAGGTTTAGAAGTTCGCTTCTCTACTACATCTGTCGGTGGTAAACGTGCAGTTCAAGCGTTAGCAGTAGCTATTGCTAATCAAGTAGAAGCAGATCAGACTAAACCTGTTCCTGTCATCTATTTGAAGAAAGAGCATTACCAACATAAGTCGTACGGCAAAATCTATACCCCTGTCTTTGAGATTAAAGAATGGGTTGGTATGGATGCTGAAGCTTCAGGCGAGACTGCTGAAGAAGATGCACCTGCTGAAACTACACGTCGTCGTCGTTCAACATAATGATACTGTGGCTCGATTTTGAGTCACGTAGTCGCTGCGACTTACCTAGTCGCGGCGTCTACAACTACGCTCAAGACAGTAGCACCGATGTGCTATGTATGTCCTACGCGTTTGATGATAGTGACGTCATTACATGGACGCCAGATCAGCCGTTCCCCGAAGAGGTGCGTAACTTCAAGGGTCAAATACGTGCGCACAATGCGACGTTTGAGCGCCTAGTCTTTTGGTATGTCTTACAGATTAACTTTGATTTAACACAGTTTTATTGCACAGCTACACAAGCTCGTGCTAACTGTGCGCCTGGCTCACTAGAGGACGTTGGACGTTTCTCAGGGGCCACGATGCGTAAAGACCACCGTGGTAAGCAGTTGATCAGACTGCTATCACTCCCTCGTGCTGACGGCACGTTTAATACTGACCCTACCTTGATGGCTGAGATGATCGCCTACTGTGAGCAAGACGTTAAAGTCATGCGCACTATCTCACAGAACCTGCGCAACCTATCAGACCAAGAGCTTGCAGACTATCACGTCAATGAACGTATCAACGACAAGGGTGTGCTGCTAGATAAAGACCTTGCCGACTCCGCTATACGCTACGCTAGTATAGAGCTAGAAGAGATTGAGCGCATCGTGTCTGAGGTGACGAAGGGCGCTATCACGTCAGTACGTTCACCGCGTATGCGTGAGTGGGTGCAAGAACGCGTTGGCCCTGAAGCCCTCAAGCTAATGACGCATATTAAAGATGGAGACAAGAAGATGTCTATTGACAAATCCGTTCGCGCTAACTTGTTACTGTTAGCCGAAGAGAACCCCGACGAAGTGCCAGCCGATGTCGCTGACGTTATCCAATGTGCTGACGATCTGTGGGCATCATCTGTCGCTAAGTTCAATCGCCTATCACAGCTTGCTGACGAAGAGGACCACCGCGTACGTGGTGCATTTGTGTTTGCTGGTGGTAGCGCTACAGGTCGTGCGTCTAGCTATGGCGCTCAGGTTCACAACTTCACACGTAAGTGTGCTAAAGACCCAGAGGCTGTTAGACATGCCATGGTGCGAGGTCATGCGATAGTGCCGACATACGGCAGACGTATCACCGACGTGCTAAAAGGTATGTTACGTCCTGCGTTAATCCCTGCTAAGGGTAAGTCCCTTGTCGTTGCCGACTGGAACGCGGTAGAGGCTAGACTGACCCCTTGGCTATCCAATGATCCACGTGCAGAAGAGGTGCTAGATGTTTTTAGATCAGGTCGTGATATTTATATTAGAGAAGCAGCGGCAATATTTCACCAAGCCGAAACGGAAATTACGCCAGACAAACGCCAAATTGGAAAAGTGGCAATACTGTCATGCGGCTTTGGCGGTGGCGTGGGTGCTTTTGGTGCTATGGGCCGCAATTACGGCATTATACTTACTGAATCAGATGCTAAACGTACAGTCGATGCTTGGCGTCGCGCAAACCAATGGGCTGTTAATTATTGGCAGTCACTAGAGTCTGCGTACACGCGGGCGATGCGTAACGTTGGTAAAGAGTTTAGTGTAGGCCGTGTGACCTACTTATACGACGGCATACATTTATGGTATGCTTTGCCTTCGGGTCGTATACTTTGCTATCCACATGCAAAGCTAGAACCTGAAGGGGTGACTTACGCTAAAGCAGCGTGGAAGCCTTCTGCTGACGCTACCGAGTGGCCTAGAGCTAGATTATGGAAGGGCCTTGCGTGTGAGAACATCACCCAGGCCGTTGCTAACGATCTACTCCGACACTCACTAAGAAACTTAGATGACGTGATATTACACGTACACGATGAGATTGTAATCGAGACCGATACACCGAATGAAGTGCTACAACGAATGAGCGATGTAATGTGTACGCCCCCTGAATGGGCTAAGGGTCTCCCTTTGTCTATTGAAGCCGATATAATGACGAGGTATGGAAAATGAGTGAGTTAAATTTCATTGACTATTTAGTAGGGATTGCCCCTGTAGGTGAGACTATCTTATTAGTTAAACAAAAGCCTTTACTTGATAAGGGCGCTTTGCAATATCATAACGATGGTGCGATCAAGTGTACGTGGCCTGCGTACTTGCCTGAGCAAGCTAAGATTAAAAAGGGTGATGCTTGGTACGCTAACACCGCCTGTTTTATCATGGATCGCTTTGCTGATGGCAAAGTGTCTGCGTCTGCATCGAACTGTGAGCGTGTCGCGTTCATGGTGCTAGATGACGTAGGCACTAAGTCTAAAGTGCCACCGCTGGTGCCTACATGGATTATCGAGACTAGCCCTGCTAATTATCAGTATGGCTATACTTTTGCGTTAGACGATCAACCTTTGAAAGGGGACTTTAGTGCTGCGATTAAAGCCATTGCTGATGCTGGTTTCACGGATGGCGGTGCTATTAACCCTGTCCGTAACTTTAGAGTTGCTGGTAGTGTCAATCTTAAACCTAATCGTGATAATTTTGCTTCTAAGTTAATTGAGCTACACCCTGAGCGTGAGTTCAGTCTGCCTCAAATATGTGAAGCGTTAGCCGTCACACCTGCACCTGCTGACACCGCCTCTATCACATCTATTAGATTGAAAGACGATGGCGGTGACGATGTCCTGAGCTGGATGAGTGCTAACGGTATGATTATCTCGCCTGCTAATGGCGAGGGCTGGATCGGTGTTGTATGTCCTAACAGCGCTAGTCATAGCGATGGTAACCCAGAGGCTAGATACAAGCCCCTAGATCGTTCGTTCTGTTGCTATCATGAACATTGTCAAGACCTTGACAGCAAGACCTTCTTATCATGGGTGGCTGATAACGGCGGCCCTAAACACACTCACGGTTTGCGTGAGGAATTACTGGCGGATGTAATGAACACAGCACTATCTAAAATCGAACCTTCTGACATGTTTACGCACGATGCTGACGACCTGATCGCTGAGGTAGAGCGCAAAGAGCTAGGCCGTATCGAGAAGGCTGACTGGTTCAAGCGCTTTGCCTATATACAAGAGGACGATGCCTATTTTGACCTTATCGAGCGCCGTGAGATTAGCCGATCTACGTTTAACGCGCTATTCCGTCACATTGATTGTCGTTCTATCCACACGGCTGCACGTGTATTGCCTGCTGTGTCGTATGATGAGAACCGTCAGACGATGGGCGCTAAGGCACTTGTTGGTATCACCTATGCTGCTGGTGAGACTGTGCTTGTGTCTCGTGATGGTGACATCTATGGCAACCGCTGGCGTGATGCCCGCCCTACTAACTTGGTTGAGGGTGACATAACCCCTTGGCTAGACCATGCACGTAGCCTAGTGCCTAATGAGGACGAACTAGCACATATCCTAGACGTGATGGCCTTCAAGGTGCAACACCCTGAAATTAAGATTAACCACGCTGTATTACATGGTGGTGACGAGGGTAGCGGTAAGGATACGTTCTGGGCGCCGTTCCTATGGGCTGTTTGCGGCGATAACTTGCGTAATCGTGGCATTATGGATAACGATTCTGTTAACTCACAATGGGGTTATCAATTAGAGTCTGAAGTGCTAATTATCAATGAGCTAAAAGAACCTGATGCTAGTGCTAGGCGTCAACTTGCTAACAAGCTCAAGCCTATCATCGCTGCACCGCCTGAGATGTTGCCTATCAATCGTAAAGGCTTGCACCCTTATATGATGCTAAACCGAGTCTTTGTCCTAGCCTTCTCGAATGACCCTGTGCCTATCTCATTGGCTAGTCAAGATCGCCGCTGGTTCTGCGTATGGAGTCACGCGCCTAGAATGGAACCTAGCGCCGCTGCTAAACTATGGCAATGGTATAAGGCTGGCGGCTTTAGTGCTATTGCTAATTGGCTTATGCTACGTGATACAAGTAAATTCAATCCTAGCGCCGCGCCTATGATGACGGAATTTAAGGCCAACCTGGTTGAACATGGTATGAGTATGGCGGAGTCTTACCTGGTTGAGCAAATGCGCGGGCGTATAGGCGAATTTAGCAAGGGCGTCATCGGTTCGCCATTTCACTCTTTATGTGATCGCTTAGCTGGCAGCGCGCCAAGCGGCGTAAAGATTCCCCAAGCGGCTTTACTTCATGCGCTTAAAGAGGCTGGCTGGATCGATCGCGGGCGCTTAGCTAGTACGGAATATATGAATAAAAAACACATCTATTGCGCGCCTGAATTAGATAGTTATAAAAAGAGCGAACTACGCCGCATGGTAGAAATATCCGAGCCGCTTAAAATGGTAGTAGTTAAATGATAGTTTTATAAGTTACAGACAAACAAAAACGGCCGTTAAGGCCGTTTTCTTTTTTGGTTGATAGGTTAGCATTAAAGATCATAAATGATAGCGATAAGCCCCGCTATGATGGCCGCTGATATAAGTATCATATCACGCTGCCAGCTTGTTTAATTTTAGCCATTCATATACATATGATTTTATAAGGCCATTCGCGCCGTACTGCATTAAAGCGCCGCTCTTAAAATCTTTTGGCCTATCTTTTGTATTGCGCTTAACTTTATACGCGGCTTTTGGATTGACGCCCTTAAATATACAAGCGTCATCGTAACTTTCAAAAATCACGTGTTCGTTAGTATCATGATCAAGTACTTTATACATAATTATATCCCCTTAACAATAAATACGCTTGTTAGATTCAAAATAAGAGTTAAAGAAAAAGTCTTTAATATCTTTAGGTAATTTTTTATAGATAGGGCTGTTTATATTAGCAAAACTTAAGCCCGTTTTAATGCAAATGACGTCAAAGTTATACACGGGCCGCTTATCATACTGGAATTGATCGCCAATATATCCAGCGCTTTTAGGCTGCAAGCAGCCATTTTCTACGCTTATTTTGGCGCCATAAGGCGCCAGGCTATCGTTAAGATTTTCAAGTGTTGTTTTTTGCATAATTATTGGCCTTTCAAATATTGTTTAAATAGTTTTAGCGCTTGCGCTTTTGTATAATACATATATTGCTTAGTCACTAAATTATCAGTTTTATCTAGCGCGTAAAATTTATGTGCGCCTTGAAAAGTCTTTTCATATTGGATAATCATTTTATGCTGCCTCTCTTAGATCGTATTGCATAGGATAATCTCGCGGTTCAATTGTTAAACATATCTGGCTGCAGCCATTCTCGCGGATCGTATGGCGTTCATACGTTATAACGCCTTTTAATACTAAAAATTGGCTTTCGGTAACTTCGCAAATGTCTGGTTCATTATCTGTATTAGTGCAATATGAGAAAAATCTAACGTTAATATTCATGTTATGCCGCCTTTAAATAATAGTTAATAAGCTCAACTGTAGATTTATACGTAATAACTTGTATGTGCGGATCAGTTAAGCCGCTTATGAATTGATCCGCGTCATTTTCATTATTAAAAGCTTTTCTCATATCTTTATTAGTGAAAGAGTTATACCCGCTCGCGATATATAGTTTTTTCATGTTATGCCGCCTTTCCCAATTCAATACCTTGAATAAGAGCGCGAATCTTGTTATATAACTCGCGCTTAGTAGATAATCCAAAAATCTCTTTAATGCCGCCGCCCTCATTCATTGTTTGGTGCAGCGCTATTGATCCATAAGCGCCGTACAAATGATAATTGCCAATAGCGCCCGTTAGTTTTCCATTTACTTCGATATACGGTTTTACTGGATTATTAGTTAATAGGTTTAATTCATTTACAAAATAATCTAACTCTTTACGTGTTATACGATCCATTTTATTTAATCCTCTTTTAGTTAAATTCTACGGTTACAAAAGCAATAATACAGGCGCCGCTTAATTTATAGCTGGCATAATCGCCACAATGACAATCCTGGCGAAAACCTTTATATCCATAATGACGCGCCGCTTTACTGATCGCGCCTTGCATTGATTTTGCTTTTACTTGCAAGCGCTGCACCCATGAATAGTTTGACTCGCCGCCGTATGTGTCAGTTATTTCTACGTTAAAAGTTAACATGATCGATCCTCTTAAACTGATAATAAAAAGTTAAATATTGCAATTGTGATAAATAGCAGCATGATCGCCGCGCCTTCAAGTATTAAATTAAATGATTTCATTTTATACGCCTTTCAATAGCCCGCTTTCGCGGGCGGGTTTGAGTTTATACGCCTTGTAAGTTTGAGTTACGGGTAGATAGTAAAAAACGGATTAGCTGGCATTTTGCAATTGCGATCAATTCATCGTTAAAGTTATTCATTTTCAAGCCCTCTTAAAGTTACGCAGCAAAATGCAGCGCATGAATGAATAATACGCGCTTTTTAATTAATGTCAAACTATTTTTGACAATATGTGCATTTATTGTCATTTATTGTCACGGATTGTCAATTTATTGCCATGTTATTGGCAAGTTTACAAAATGCGCAAGGTCAAGCGACATAAGGCTTTTGGCTTGTTATTGGTCATATTGTCATTTTATTTATAAGATATAAAGAGAATATATGTATAAATGTCAACAATAGCTTTGCAGTGACCAGCATGCGACTTAAATTGCCATGACAATTTGACAATATGGCCAATTTTTCCCGCCCCGTGTATTTTGCAGAAAGCTAAAAACATGGAAATGATATCGCATGGCAATATTGCCAATAAAAACTGAATGGCAATAATGCCAATAAAAACTGCATGGCAATATTGCCAATAAATGATCGCTAAGCAGCTAACCTTTTTCGCGTGGCAATACTGCCAAGCTAACCAATGATCCAGTACTGCCAGCATAAATCTAAATGATAATCATTCTCATGCAGAAAGCTGTTTGCATTTTGCTGGGGGGGGTAGGGCCTTGGGGTGACAGGTCACGGTGACGATGGTGTCAGAAGAATTTTATTTTTTTTTTAATGAAAATCACTATTCCGCTACCAGATAAAAGGTGACATTATTAGTCATACGCAATCTGCGTAATCTAACCAGGAGATCTATCATGTGGACAAAACCAGCAGCGACTGAAATGCGTTTCGGCTTTGAAGTAACAATGTACGTAATGAACAAGTAATACCTAGGGGCTTCGGCCCCTTTGCTTTATCCCTTGACAATCTCCACAATTCAAACTACCATGCGAGCATGACATTCCTCTCGATACCTTTTTCGCCACGCGAGTTGAAGGCAACTGAGTCTCGCTTACAGGCCATCTACGATGCAGCAAAGCTTGGGTTGAAGAACGACTCTCTGGCGTTAGCTGCAGGGATGATGCCGTCCGAGTATCGGCAACTCTGCCAGGTCGACCCTGTTGCAGAGATGGCGGCACAAAAAGGTAAAGCTGACGGTGAAAAAGAGATGGCGCAGCATCTAGTGGCGGCAGCCCGTGAAGGCGACGCTAAGTCAGCTCTCGCTGTGCTACAGCATGTACACGGCTGGACGGCCAAGACTGAGATCAGCGTGGATGTGTATCAGAAAATAAGTATTACTCAAGCTTTGCAAGAAGCTCAATCGCGTGTTATTGAAGGCACCGTCGTAGACAACGAATAATGCAACTACCTATATATAGCTCGGATGAAGAACAGTTATTGATGTCACGTCTGTGGGACCCGCGTGTTGCGGACGACCCTGAAGCGTTCGTGCTGTTCGCGTTCCCGTGGGGTCAAGCCAACACGCCATTAGCAAAGTTCAGGGGGCCGAGACAATGGCAACGCGACGTGCTAAGAACAATCGCCAAGCACATCAAAGATAATCAAGGGCAAGTCGACATGACAACGCTACGTGAGGCAGTCAGCTCAGGGCGGGGGATCGGTAAGTCGGCGCTAGTCAGTTGGCTAATACTGTGGATGTTAACGACACGGATAGGGTCAAGCGTAGTGGTGTCAGCTAACAGCGAGTCGCAGCTCAGGTCAGTCACATGGGGCGAGCTGACTAAGTGGCAGGCCATGATCATCAACGCGCATTGGTGGGAGATCAGCGCAACTAAGCTCGTGCCAGCCAAGTGGGTGTGTGAGCTAGTCGAGCGCGACCTCAAGAAGGGGACGCGGTACTGGGCGGCTGAGGGTAAACTGTGGTCAGAGGAGAACCCAGACAGCTACGCGGGTGTGCATAACCACGACGGCATGATGTTAATATTTGATGAAGCGAGTGGTATACCTGACGGCATTTGGTCCGTGGGGGCAGGCTTCTTCACGGAGAACATATTAGATCGGTATTGGTTCGCGTTCAGCAACCCGCGCCGTAATCAAGGCTACTTCTTTGAGTGTTTCAACTCTAAGCGTGACTTTTGGCATGGGAGACAGATAGATGCTAGGCAAGTCGAGGATACAGATAAAGCGGTTTACGAACAGATTATTGCCGAGTATGGTGAGGACTCTTCGCAGGCGAGGGTCGAGGTATACGGTGAGTTTCCATCGGCAGGTGAAGATCAGTTTATCAGTCCTACACTTGTCGAGGACGCTTTCAAACGAGAGAGGTACAAAGATACTTCTGCGCCGATTGTTATTGGAGTTGACCCAGCGCGAGGCGGTGCGGACAGCACGGTCATCTTAGTGCGTCAAGGCCGTGACATCATTAGTATAAAACGCTACCAAGGCGAGGACACAATGTCTATCGTTGGGCGTGTCATCGAGGCAATAGAAGAGTTCAAGCCTGTGATGACAGTCATTGACGAAGGCGGCCTGGGGTATGGCATATTGGATAGGCTAACCGAGCAACGCTACAAGGTCAGAGGGGTAAACTTCGGATCACGCGCCAAGAACAGCATCATGTGGGGCAACAAGCGCGCAGAGATGTGGGGCGCCATGCGAGAGTGGCTCAAGACAGCCAGCATACCAGAGGATAGAAAACTAAAGTCAGACCTGACAGGTCCGATGAAGAAGCCAAACAGTAGTGGTACAATCTTCTTAGAAGGTAAGAAAGAGATGAAGGCAAGAGGCATGGCAAGTCCTGATGCAGCGGATGCGCTATGCGTCACGTTTGCATTTCCAGTAGCGCATCGTGAGTATGTTGACAAAGGCATAAAAAAGTCGTATGCTAACGGTGGCGGTATATCTAGTTCATGGATGGGAAGCTAAAATGGCTACAAAAAAAGCACATGACAAACCTATTGCGCATACCACAAAAGGTAAAGACGCGAACTACAAGCCTACAGATAAAGGCGCTGGCATGACAGCTAAAGGCCGTGCAGAATATAACGCTAAGAACGGCAGTCACTTAAAAGCACCAGCACCAAGCCCAAAGACAAAAGCAGACGAAGGCCGTAAAGCCTCGTTCTGTGCTAGAATGGGTGGCGTAGTAAAAAATGCTAAAGGTGATGCACCTAGAGCAAAAGCAGCGCTTAAAAAATGGAAGTGTTAAGGACATATTATGGCAGCTAAACCAGGTTTATACGCAAATATCCACGCAAAGCAAGAACGTATTAAAGCAGGCTCAGGTGAAAAAATGAGAAAGCCTGGCGCTAAAGGCGCGCCAACAGCTAAAGATTTTAAAGACTCAGCTAAAACCGCTAAAAAAGGAAAATGAAATGAAAGCTAAACCGTTTGAAAAGTCTAAAAAAGACGTAGAGAAAAAAGGCGTTAAAGAAGGCAGCAAAAAAGACATGTACGCAGATAAAAAACAATCTAAACCAATGCCTATGAAGAAGAAATAATCATGCCATTAAAAAAATCTACCTCACCAAAAGCGTTCCGTGAAAATGTTAAAGCTGAAATTAAAGCAGGGAAACCAATCAAACAAGCGGTTGCCATCGCGTATTCCGAAAAGCGTTCAGCGGCCAAAAAAGGTAAAAAATGAGACTTAAGCCATTAAGCGACTGCATTGTTGTAGAGCAAGACGAAGAAAAAGTAAGCAGTATTATTTTTGTACCAGGTGCTAAGAAGTTGTTTAGCGGATACGTACGCGCAATCGGCCCAGGGAAGAAACTAGAGAATGGAAACTTATCAAATATGGATGTTCAAGTTGGGGATCATATTATGTTTGGTGAGTACACAGGTCAAACGACGACTATCGACGGTAAAGATTACCTAATGATGCGTAACACGGAAGTGATTGGACTGATAAATGAATGATGATATGGTAACCGTCGGTGTTGTCGCTAATGGCGGCAACAAGAAAAGCGATCCTAGGGATATGCTGGCTACAATGCGTAGCCGTTTTTCTATGGCGGTTTCTGCATATTCAGAGTCAAGAGAAGATGAGCTTGACGATTTACGTTTTGAAGCAGGTTCGCCTGACAACCAATGGCAATGGCCTGCGGATGTGTTGGCAACACGCGGTTCAGTACAAGGCCAAACAATTAATGCTAGACCTTGCTTAACAATCAACAAGTTACCGCAACACGTTCATCAAGTTACTAATGAACAACGCCAAAACCGACCTTCGGTGAAGGTAATTCCTGTGGATGATAATGCTGACGTAGAGGTTGCAGAGATATTCGAGGGAGTGATTAGGCATATTGAATATATCTCAGATGCAGATGTCGCATACGACACAGCATGTGAGAATCAGGTCACCTATGGTGAAGGTTACATCCGTGTACTAACTAAATATTGCGACGACAATACATTTGATCAAGATATCTACATTGGTCGCATCCGCAATTCCTTTAGCGTGTACATGGACCCTACAATCCAAGACCCAACTGGCGCTGATGCTGAATGGTGTTTTATTACAGAGGATATGACAAAAGCTGAATATGAGCGTCAATTCCCTGATGCAGCACCAATTTCATCTATTATGCAACAAGGTGTAGGCGATTCTTCACTAAGCCAATGGTTGACAGAAGATACAGTCCGTATTGCAGAGTATTTTTACATAGATCACACGCCTTCTAAGCTAAATCTATACCGTGGCAACATCTCTTTAGTAGAGAATAGCCCTGAAGATAAGCAAATGAAAGAGATGGGCCAAAAACCTATCAAATCACGTACTGCTGACGTTAAAAAAGTCAAGTGGCTAAAGACAAACGGCTTTGAAATCTTACAAGAACAAGAGTGGGCAGGTTGCTACATCCCTGTCGTGCGTGTAGTTGGTAACGAGTATGAAGTAGATGGACGATTGTACGTGTCTGGCCTTATACGTAATGCAAAAGATGCACAACGTATGTACAACTACTGGGTTTCACAAGAAGCTGAAATGTTGGCATTGGCGCCAAAAGCACCATTTATCGGTTACGGCGGTCAATTTGAAGGCTATGAGTCTCAATGGAAAACTGCAAACACGACAAATTGGCCTTATTTAGAGGTTAACCCTGACGTAACTGACGGTGCAGGTAGTGTTTTACCGTTACCGCAACGTGCGCAACCACCAATGGCTTCTAGCGGTTTATTACAAGCAAAAGCAGGCGCTTCAGACGATATTAAGTCATCTACAGGTCAATATGACTCTAGTTTAGGTGCAACGAGCAACGAACGCTCAGGAAAAGCGATTTTAGCAAGAGAAAAACAAGGCGATACGGGTACATACCATTATGTTGACAATTTAGCACGTGCTATTCGCCATATTGGGCGTCAATTAGTAGACTTAATCCCAAAAATCTACGATACAGAGCGTGTTGCACGTATTATTGGCATTGATGGCGAAGTAAAATCAGCGAAAATTAACCCTGAACAGCCTGAACCAATCAAGAAAATAGTGAA